GTCGATATGATCGAATCAAACATCCTGTCAGCATCATTGCGTTGAGATGTCTGTGGCTGTCCTTGAAGCACTCCTGCTGTGCGAGGAGCCTGCTTTGCCGCAGTTACCGCTTCCATTGTATCATTGTTTGCAACAGACTGACCGTTTTGCATCTGCCAAAGTTTAACTAGGTTGTTCAAACCTACTCTCTCTTTTGGCTGTGTTGTAAACTGTAAGAAACTATTTATGTCATTATCTGACATCTTATATGTTCCTCTTAATTCATTCACAGTGTTTTGCATTTGCATTTCAGCCTGAATCTGTTGTTGTTGTTGAGCCAACTTAGAATTTAATCTCTGGTCAATCATATTAGTCATTTCTGATGCAAAAGCATCACCAGTTTTAGTACCTTTCTCAGTTAGCTCCCAAGGATTGAACTCTTCCTTGCTGACTGTTTGCTCTGGTTGCTGTTGTGTTTGTTTTCCGGCAATACCATCTTCAAGAACTTTTACCAAGTCTGGTCTCTGCTCCAGTAGTTGAAGGATTTGAGCACCTTGTTGCAACTTAGCATTTTCGGCCTGAGCACGATCATACATAGATTGAAACTTCTTTGCTTCTGCTTCATAATCTATAGAAGTAGACTGTTCTTGTGTAGGTTCTTGATTTTCAGCTACAAGCTCTGGGCCTGCCTGCTGACTGATAATATCCTCTTCAAAAGCACTATTAGCACCGGGCTGTTCGCTAGGGACATTCACTTCCTGTTGTTCTAGTGTTGACATAGTTTCTCCTTAGATGTCTTTAGGCTTCTGGAGCAGAACTGACTTTTCTCTGAACATCTTTCAGGTTATTAGCCAATTTCTCAACCTCAAGCTTCACCTCATTTTCTAGTTTTCCACGTTGTACCCTTCTATCTGCTTTAGACTCAGAATTGATTTCGGATAGTCTAGATTTAAACTTCTCGACCTCAACTCTCTTTCTATCACTGACAGACTCTCTTTGGGCAGTTTGCAAGTCACCCTGCAAATTCTTTATCTGTTCCTGCATTGCCTGTATCTGCTGTTGCAACAACTGCTTCTCTTCTGTTCTACGCATAATACCTTCCTTATCAAACAACTCAGGATTCTTCTTTAACACCTCGTAACGATCAACAATTCCTAACTGGAACGCTTCCAAGTAAACAGCAAGCTCTGCATATTTACTAGATGGTAATGTTGATCCGGGCTCAATTCTTACGTCATGCTGATCTAACTTATGTCTTTCTTTCTTTAGATCTAACACAGCCTGAGATACGTCTGTGTAAAAGTTAGCCATGACTTCTGTTATATTATTGTTTGGCTGTGCCAATCTAAAAATCTTTTTGTATGTGTAGTGACCTTTGGATAGGTTATACAACACCTTACCCAACTTATTCATACTAAACTCTATGTCTCTAAGTTTAGACTTTGGTCTTTCACTACCCAAGGCAATCATTCTTTCTGTTGCTCTCATAGTCTCTGGAGCTTTCTCTGCAAAACCATGCATCATCTCAGGAAGTCCAAATATAAAATCTATATAAAACTCTGACTGTTGTATCAACCTATAGAACTCACCAGCTAAAGGTTGAGGGGCTGGGTAGTGCGGTTCACCTTGGGATGAATCAACTTCTATTACGGCATTGGGGTTTGCCCAGTCTTTCTCTAACTGATCTATATCGTCCACACTACCCAAAGGAACTAACAACTTTAATCCTGCTGAAGCTTGTGCATGTGATAATGCAAGTGACCATAACTTATTTAAAAGTCTTTGCATAGGTCTAGCCCTTGAAACATCTGACTTGGGATAAGGAGTGCCAGTCCAGATATTTGGAAGGGGCACTATTGGGTATTCATCGGTATTAAGTATCTGTTCATATAGCACAACCTCACCCATCGATGCACACACTTTTACACGAGTTTGTAAAACTTCTATGGTTGTAAATGCTCCAATGTCAAAAGCATCTGAGTTTTCCTCAAAGAACTTAGTATACTCTTCCTGAGAAAGAATATCCTCTTCTTGAGTCTTCATGTCGATAACCCTGTAATAAGGAACTTTTACTTTGAAAAATCTTTCTAGTACCTGATACTTCTTTACTTGATAATAGTCTTTATCTTTTACATCTGCTGGTGTAAATACCACCATTGAGTTTTTGTTTTGGGAAGATGGATAATCTTCTTCATCGTATGTAAATCCAGATATATCGTTAATTAGACCGGGTATGGTTTCTCCTGTTACTGGATCAACCCTGTCTCCTAATTCTGGGTAGAGGTTGACGGCTTGTTCACCTGTTAAGATGGTGGAAAGGATGATACCATCAGAATCGCTAAACCAACGATCACGAGAGCTAGGAGAAGCATATACTCTAAACGGATCGACATAGGTAAACTTAACGTCACCTCTACCAAAATCTGATTCGGAATCTATATAAGCATATAGATAACCCATTCCTGTTGTAGCGTAATCCTGTATAGCCTGTTTCATTTGCCAGTCACCATCAGAGTTTTGCCACACATAGCCCATGATTGTTCTCCATAGAGTAGCGACCTGCACGTCTGAGTCTTCTCTTGGAGTCAATGTAAAAGCTGGTGCTCTTGCAGTTAAGACTGCTTTAAATTTTTCAATAGCCGCAGATACACGATCCATAGGTATGTCTGCCTGATTACGCTGTGATAACTCATCAGATTCATCTTGGCTAAAATGATTACCTAAATAAAAATCAATATCCTTACGAGCTTCTGTATCCCAGTCAGAACGTGAGTCACGCCACTGACGGTACAGCTCATCGTTATATAATGCTCTTGGGTCTTGTTCCATACTTTTTACTCAGGAAAGTTTCCAAACATTTCTCTGAACTGTATATCTCTCATTTGTTTTTCTCTGTCTAAAACAGGATTACCAGTAGGTGAATCTAACAACTCTGCCTTGCCAGCTTCTTGCAAAGCATTTATCAAATCCATTAGCTTTAAAGTATTTCTTGCTTTATTAACTGTGTCTTGTTCTATACTGTCTTGTAACATCATAGCTTGGTTTCTCATGGCACCCAACGTACTACCTTCATACATAGAAGGGTCTGCTTGTCTAGCCCCAATCTGTAGCGGATCCATAGGTTGAGGTGGTAGCATTACGCCTCCACCCTCTTGCATACCCATCATGTTTTTCTTCATGGCCATTCCACCACCCATCATACCCATGAGTGAGTCATCTACCATGCCACCCATCTGCATATAACCCATACGGTTCCTTACCTTTTCTGGTAACTTACCTAAACCGGGATTGTCTTCTGGTACTGGTTTTAACTGTCCACCTTTTTCCATCATCATCATCTTATCTTTGACCATACCACCATGACCATAGCTCATCATTTTGTTTTTTACCATACCACCGTGACCATACTGATCCATTACCATACCGCCACCACGATATGCATCTACCATACCGCCATGACCCATAGGCTTAGGCCCAGCTTTTACCATGCCACCACCGTACATGCCTTTCATGTTTTCTGTTGTTGCCATTTCAATGAGCTTGTCAATATTGGAGTGCCCACCCTTTTCTGGCATATTGTTTATCATGTTCAACATAGGAACTCCTATCATATCTACGGCTTCTTTGCGGATGACAAATTCACCGGGTGTTAAAATTGTTTTTACTGTATCTGTAGTACCGGGCATTATTCTTTAATCTCAAAATGTGGAAAGTCGTCAAAGCGATTATCCTTGACTTCCCATCTACCTTTCTCTGAATACATGTCCCAGTTTCCACCCCATCTTATCTTATAGCCCATGCTCCTGCCAATGCCAATAACGAACCCAGCAAAGAGGGTTTGTCGTTCCCTGTCCTCCCAATCCACAGGATAAGGGGTAACGTCAACGGCTTTAGAAGGGCTAGAGTTATGCCTACCATTAGGATACCTAACCTTAGTACGTTTTTCATCATATAGTTTATTTTGCCTTTCCTTGCTTCTGTGACCTTCCAGTATAGAGCAGTCTACGTGCTTAATAACCTCATTAAACACCTTCTGCAACCTTTCGTCACAAGTTGCTAATCTTTTCTTTGATCTTGTTGAGTACCTTGGCATGTGTGTATTTAGCTATCTTATGTTAACAATAAACAATGTAATAGTGCAACATTTAAAGTCTAGAACCTGTCATCCAGTTGTATGCTTCTC